CCGTCAAGGCGTGGTTTAAGCAGCTTCGGACTATGGATGACCGAATTGACCGCATCCAGCTGGACATCCGGCAGGCGCATGACAAGGCCACGAAGTGCACCGCCAGCATGACTGGAATGCCCGGCGGATCCGGGCACGGAGACAAAATCGGGCTTTGTGCCGAGGAAACAGACGAAAAGGAGCGCAAGATGCAAGAGCTGCAGGCCGAGCTTAAAGTCTTACGGATGGAAGCAGAACGCCGGATCAAGTACATTGCAGGTACAAAATGCAGCGACATGATGCAGGCTTGCCTGTATGGTTACTATGTCCAAAATCAAAAACAGGTCGTTGTGGCCAGAAGCCTTGGGCTACCGAACGAAAACCGTGTTTCCATGTATGTGCGTGACGGATGCAAGCAACTGGCACGGATTTGGAGCAGTTTTATGTAATTTTCTTACATGTTGTCGTTATTGTTACTACATGTGAAATTAGTATAAGCGGAACCGCCGAAAGCGGTGAGACGCTTGCCACGCAGCCTCCGAAACGTGTCCCTTCTTAGCATTTTCCTCCTTTTCTGCTTGCAGGTACCGGGCTTTGCTCTCTTCACATTTCGCGGGCTGCTTCTATGCGATACACTGACACAAAGGCAGCCTGCCGCTCATGAGAGACAGGAGGCGGTTCGATTCCGCCGTATCGCACCGTATGGCGCATGGACCAGACAACCCGAAAGGCCGCACGTGTAACCTCCCGTGCCAAGAAAAGGCCTTAGAATCCTTGCCAAGGTGTAGCTTTCCTGACAGGATGTGCGCCAACCAACAGCCCCGGCGGCGAACCGGAGCTGTTTTTATATGGCCGCCTGAGCGCAGTTTGGAGCGCGGCGCGTGTGTGTAGACACGGCTGGTTCGATTCCAAGGGCGGCTTTTTACTCTGGTAGCTCAATTGGCAGAGCGATGGTCTCCAAAACCGTAGGTTGCAGGTTCAAGGCCTGCCCAGAGCGCCATGCAATGTACAGTCGGGGGACGGCTGTGCAAAGCATAGCGGGGCATCTGGCCGCGAAAGTTCCAGATGCAGCAGCACCCGCCCGTTTTACGCCTGTCCGTCAAACTGAATGCATGGGTGCTGCTTATTTTTTGATATCTTTGCCGTTCGGTTTTCCGGGCGGCTTTTTATTTGGAGAAAAAAGATGATTCAGAAAGAACTGCTGAAAATGCCGGTCTCCGATCTGGTGCCGTATGAGAACAACCCGCGCGTGATCTCCCCTGCAGCTGTAGACGCTTGCGCTGAGAGCATCAAGCAGTGCAGCGCACTTGATCCCATCGAGGTTGACGAAAACAACGTCATTCTCAGCGGTCACACCCGCCGCCTTGCGTTGATGCAGCTCAATGTGGACATGGCCGACGTGGTGCGCTACACCGGCCTGACGGAAGAGCAGAAACAGAAATACCGCCTGCTGGCGAACAAGACCGGCGAAATGACCGGCTGGGATTTCTCAAAGCTTGAACGGGAGCTGCTTGAAGTCGATTTTGGCGACTTCGACTTTGATTTTGACATTCCGCAGGACGATGATGCCGGCGTATCCTACATTGACAGCCTTATGGAGGACGGTTTCACAAAGGCTTCGGAAAAGAAAGAATTTTCCGTGACCTTCACGTTCCCCGTTGAGTGCGAGGAAGAAATCAAGGGATACATCAGCGAGAACACGAAGGAGCCGCTTGAAAAAGCCATCTTGAACTGTATTCGCGGCGTTATGGAGGATGAAGATGCCTAACTGCGGGTCGCAATGCTGGTTGTGCGATATGCCTATCCGTTTCGACACCTACAAGGGATGCACGCACGGCTGCAAATACTGCTTTGTGCAGCGGAACGGAAAGTATGACATCAGCAAGGTGCAGAAAGGTGAAGGCATGAAAGCCCTCATGAGCTGGATTCAGGGAAAGCGAACGTCTGAGACCAACTGGTGTGACTGGAATATTCCGTTGCACTGGGGGGGCGTGAGCGACCCTTTCCAGCCTTGTGAGCACTATTACCGCATGAGCTACAACGCTCTGCGCGTCTTTGCTGAAACCAAATACCCCTTTGTTGTTTCGACAAAGGGAAGGATCATCGCAGAGCCTGAATATCTCGAACTGCTGAGAAAGTGTAACTGCGTTGTGCAGATCAGCATGGTGTGCAGCAGTTATGACAAGCTCGAAGAAGGCGCACCATCGTTTGAAGAACGTCTGGAAATTGCGAGAAAGGTTGCTCCGAATGTGAAGCGCCTGATCGTCAGGATTCAGCCGTACATGCATGAGGTATACGGAGAAGTTTACGAAAACCTTGAAAAGTTCAAGGCTGCTGGTGCCTACGGCGTTATTGTCGAGGGCATGAAGTTTGCAAGCAAAAGACCGGGCCTTGTGAAGGTTGCAGGCGATTATACCTATCCGAAAGCCCTGATTGAGAGCGATATTCTTAAGCTGAAGCAGAGGGCGCATGAACTTGGCCTTGCTCTTTACAGCGGAGAAAACCGAACAAGAGAACTGGGAGACAGCCTTTGTTGTTGCGGTGTCTCTGACCTTCCCGGATTCAAGGTGAATGAGTATAACCTGAACCACCTGCTTCATGGTGGGAAGCCCGCAAAGACCCCTCAGATGCAGAAAACTGGTACAGCGATGTGCTTTCAGTCGCTGTACCAGAACACAGCCAATTCCAGAAGGCTCAGAGGGGAAAGCTTTGAAAGCGAAATGCTCAACGTCTACAAAACGAAGCGTGACTATGTGAACGAGACCTTTGGTCTGAAATGAGGTGATCTGCGATTGGCCGCAAAGGTAAGTATGAGCAGTGGTTAGAGCCGGAAGGGTTGACGCTGCTTCGTGGATGGGCTAGAGACGGCCTGACGCAGGAACAAATAGCTCAGAACATTGGAATACACCGCGATACCCTGAATGAATGGAAAAGCCGATTTCCCGACATTTCCGACGCTTTAAAAGTAGGGCGGGAAAACGCTGATTACATTGTGGAAAATGAGCTGTTCGAGAGCTGCAAGACACGCACCGTGACCGTAAAAAAGCCCATCAAGCTGAAAAAGGTCATGGTGGATGGAAAAAAGCGGCTTGAAGAAGAACGCATTGAGTATGCGGAGGAACAGGTTGTTGTGCCTGCAAACGTCACGGCCCAGATTTTTTATTTGAAAAACCGGAAGCCAGACAAGTGGAAGGACAAACCGCAGGAGAACACGACCGAATCCCAGAATAACGACATGCAGACCCTTGCTGATCTGCTGCAGCGGCCCGTTCCTGACCGCGATATCAAGGATTTTGAGACATGAACATCCCTGCACCTTTTTCACAAAACCAGATGCGTTTCTTCTGGAACTGCTTCGACCACTGGTTCAATGTGGCTGAGGGCGGAAAACGCGGCGGCAAGAACGTGCTTATTACTATGGCCTACTGCACCATTCTGGAAAGGCATCCCAGCAGAATACACCTCATTGCGGGCGTATCCACTGCGACGGCAAGGCTGAACATTCTGGACTGTGACGGCTTCGGCCTGAAAAACTATTTTGAGGGCCGCTGCCGTGAGGGCACCTACCAGAACCGCGACTGTCTGTACATCCAGACTGCCACCGGCGAAAAGGTGGTGCTGGTGTCCGGTGGTGGCAAAGCCGGTGACGAAAAGCTGATCAAGGGCAACACCTACGGCACCGCGTACATCACCGAAGCCAATGAATGCAGCGAAACTTTCATCAAGGAAGTATTCGACCGTACCCTGTCCAGCCCGGACAGAAAGGTATTTCACGACCTGAATCCCAAGGCAGAGGGTCACTGGTACTATGAAAATATCCTGAATCTGCACGAAAAGAAGCAGAACGAGAACCCAGAATACGGCTTTAACTACGGACATTTCACCATTGCCGATAATATGAGCATTTCGGACGACCAGCTCCGGGCTGTGCTTGCAACCTACGACCGCAGCACGGTCTGGTATGCCCGTGATATCCTCGGTAAAAGGAAAGCTGCCGAGGGTCTTGTATACCCTTTCTTCTCCGCCGGGCAGGACACCTACCTCTTTCACGGTGATGCTTCCCACATCGACGGGCAGTTTTACGTATCCATCGACTACGGCACGCACAATCCCTGCAGCATGGGCCTGTGGGTCATTCATGATGGCAAGGCCCTGCGCATCAAGGAAAGCTATTTTGACAGCCGTGCCGAGCGTGTGCAGCGCACGGACGAAGAGCACTATGC